AAGCCCTTGGCTATGATAGGACTGACTATGTTAAGTCTTTGTGTCTTGTCTGCCATACCGGGGTTGTAAGCACGGACAGGCAAGCCGGCACGCTGCAGGTCTTGGATCAGGGAAATACCGGCCGACTTGTCCTCAATCAGCACTAGGTCGACCTTCTTGCCATGACCCCATTCGTCCTCATCGCCATAGATCGAGGCATACTCTTCTACGACTCTTGGTCGGAGCTCGGGGTATTGCATGTGCTCAGTCCAGCAGTCGATCAGCATGACGGACATTGGCTTGTCATCGCTTGGCTTAAAGACACCCCAAACAGAGCAGGCGGTTGGGTCGTTGATTGTCTTGTCGGACGTAGCGCAGTCATACGATTGCACCACGTACTGAAACTGAGGCAACGGTCTATCGTTGTTCCAGAGCCTGAACCAGTTTCGTTTGATAATGCCGGATTCTTCAGGGTCGATGATCTCGGCGTAAATCTCTTGGCGGCCGATGGAAGTGCCTTCATACTGAAGAATCTGCTTCTGGAATGTAGGCGCCAAGTTCATGATGTTGTCATACGTAGTGGCAGTTGTGTAAGCCACGTCATCACCGTCTCGGCCAATCAGCTCTAAGACTCGTGGCTTTGGCTTTGGCGTCGACGTACAGATCAGCCGAGGGTGTTGACCAAGACGCATGCCGAACTGAATCATGTCCCATGCCTCGTCAAGGTACATCCAAGCGGCAAGCTCGTCAAGCCAGCCGCCGTGAAACTGAGGACCACGAAAACGTTCTGGTTCAGACGCTGCAATGCCTTTGATTAGAGATCCGTTGATTAGCTCCAGCTCAGTCACGGACTTAGAATAGTTCTTGATGAGACTAGTTGGCATCACGTTAAGCAGCCCCGAGTCACCTTCAAAGCAAACGTCTCGTAAGTCACCGAATGTCGGCGCTGAGACGAGTAGACGAATCGGTGTCTTAGAGTTCCATGCTTCCCACCAAGCCCATTCAGCGGCACAACGTGTCTTACCGGCACCACGGCCTGCCAACAGAAGCCAAATGTCCCACCATTCGCCACTTGGCGGTAGCTGATGATTGTTGGCTATGTGTAGCCAGATGGCACGTGCTTTGAACGCCGCTTGATATTCCGGCGGTAAGTGATTGAGCTGCTTATTGTTTTTTAGCTTTTCAGCAAATTCTAGTGCTGTCTCACTCTTTATCGGCATCGTCTTGTCTAGTAGCTAGCAAATCATTCAATAAGCCTTGTGAAAAGTCATGGACTACATCGACCTGTATTGCGCCGTTGTCCTTGCCGACAACTTCCATCTTAGAATTATCGCGCCACTTTTGTGGAAACCGAGCAGCCATTGATCTGCCCCAGACCGCCGAATTAAGTTTGGATCCTCCAGGAGCCTCTACGATGTAGCGGAGGCCTAGATCTTCCCAGTAATCCTGCTCTAAGGTCTTGGCATTGTTCAAGGCCTCCATAAACTCTGGATGAGCATCAGCCCATAAGTTGAGTGTATTCCAGCTTACATTTAAGTTTGCCGCAATCGACTCACGGCTCTTGCCCTGCCGTCCGAGCTCTATCGCGATCTGACAATACGACGGATCATATTTCGTAGGTCTACCGATTTTCTTTTCTTCTGTCATAATGGCAATTCTACACACTTTCTATTGGTTAGGTTACAAAAAAGGTTACAAAGTGCTGCAGACTCTTTTATACGACATACATATACATAATTTAATTTATATAAGAATAATGTAACCTTTGTAACTCAGAACACAGAACATATACTCAGTATACTCCGCAACCACGTTACAAAAAGGTTACAAAAAGGTTACAAGTTACAAAAACGACCACTTTAGCCAAGGCTGAGCCTCTTATTCACCATGTCTTTAGTGTTCGAAACTACCTCCTGCAGTTTTGTAACCTTATTTTTGTAACTTCCACTTTTGGTCACATAAACATGGAATCTAGTGGCAATGCCATCTATTTTCACAATTGCAGACATGTCAACTTCGCCTATCTTGCTAAAGGCATAAACCAAAGCTTTAGCTTTTACGTTCTTTAGACCACTAAGAGCTTCGGCTAATATCTCTATCTGACTAGGTCTGAATGCCGCAATGCCGTGCATCTCATTTTCAATAATCTCATAGAGCTCATCAGCAAAGTCTTCAATACTAGTTTGGCTCATGCGGACTGCTTCATCTTTGTGGGCTGATGTTGGCGCTGACGCTGTAGAGCTGTAGTCATCTATGTTACGGCACATGTACCAGTTTAAGACCTTAGAGTAGCCGTGTTCGTGCTTAGCCCAGTGCTCAAGAGTTTTATACCGCATGGCGCCTTCTTCTCTAGTCAGTGTTTTAGGCATGTAGATGGCATCTCTACGGCTATTCTTGCTCATTTTGGTCACATATGAGGCATTGGTGGTCAGAATCAGATTAATGTAATTCCTAGTCGTGTACTTCAGGCCGTACTTCTTATCAATGTTAATAAAGTCGGATGTGACCAGGTGTTTAAGTGTCTTCTGGTGGTCGTCACGGTCACTGCTAGGTTCGTTAACCACTACCAGTAGTTTGCCACTCAATACATCATTCTTTTCTTTAAAGATCTCATCAGGTCCACAAATGCCGGCAGGCCAGTTAAAGCCGATGCCCATCATAGTGGCTATGAACTCAGCCAAAGCTGACTTGCCTACGCCTTCTAGACTAGATGCAAAGATGATTGAGGTAAAGTTCTTGGCCCATGGCTTTTGTACGATCTGTGCAACCCAGTTGTGAAAGAAGTCTTCGAACTCTGGCAGGTCGCGAAAGAAATACTTACAAAAGTCTAAATAAGCTTCTACATCACCGTCCATTGGTGCATAGCGCCAATCTTTTAGTAGATTGTAGGCGCCATCTGGTGTGATGGTATAGCCTTGGTACTCAGGGTATACATCAATAGCTTTTAGGTTTAGCTTCTTTGGCCAAGCTTTATACTCATCCAACAAGTCCGTGTTTCTGACCTGCCCTTGTGCATTCGTAAACTGATATCGCAAATGACCAGCATCGATCTTAGCTTTACTATATGCAAACCCATGACCATCATGTAAGCGAATGACTTCACCATTAAAGAACGCGTACTGTGTTCGAAATTCGTAGAGTAGCGTTTTAAGATCGGCTACTCCCATAACGCTTAATTGCTCAGCATTTAGTAACACTTCACCTAGTGTTTTGCCGTCGTTCAGGTGGTCATCAATAGCGTACTTATCATATTGAGCACCAGCATACTTACCAATGCGGCATAAGTGTACATCAGCCCCTAAGCCTCTCAGTGTCTTGGCTAATTGCGCCTCTGCTATGGCAACCTGTTCATTTGGCTCACCGTTCTCTTCCTTGCCGTCATAGTCAAATAGAATGAACACTTGCCGGTTGATTGTCTCGTAACCTGTAGTCTTCTTCCACATAATCTCCATCAGATCTTTATGCAATGGCGTTTCGTTAGCCTTATCGCCCCAACTAGTAACGCCTGCCAAGCCAATGACAGCATGGTTCAGGCCTTCATTGGACACTGCTTTTACGATAGCCCAGCTTTTAAACTCACCCTCTGTGATAATCAGTGGTAAGCGCGCATCTTTAATGTATGACTGCCAATTAATAGTTGGCGGAAAATAGATGTGAGCGCCACTAGACCTGCGCTGGCTATACTTCATCTTAGTTTTCGGCATTAAAAGCCGAATACGAGTAAAACCAGTGGCTTGCCCTTGCAAATCAAAATACGGTATCTTGATTGCCCAATCTTTAGTGTGTCCGATCAGAGCTTGTGTTTGCTCTGGGTTCAGTAACTCTAAGCCAAGGATTTTTGCATCTTCATCAGTGATTTTTCTGTTTTTAAGATCATTGTAGTATAATTGTTCTGGTTGTGTTGTATGGGATGCAAACCCTGATGACATTTCCATTTCCTTTACGTGAAACACCTTGAATCCCCGAACTAACGTTCGGGGATTTTTTTATTTAGTGCCGCCACTACATAAGTGGCGGCAGGAGAAACATCATATCATGCAAAGCAAAGATCATTGGCTAAATCAGTTGCGAGCTCTTTCGTTTTAATGCCGTCACCAAACCAAGCACGGTCGATACGAACATCATTAGAACGACCACGGTGATGGTCAAC